ATGTTAGCCTGTACAGTATACAGTTTATAGTACTTACTGTCAAGTACTTTTTACGCAACTTTTCTACGTAAACTTTTTACCGATGATTCTACTATGCTTTCAGCTGGTGCTTGTTCTTTAGACGGTGCTTTATAATGCTTGTCTAAGAATATAGCCATTTTGTTTACCAAGCTGAGTTTTTGTTGTGGTAAACGATGTAATTCGCTACCAATTAAACTTAAATAGTTAAATGCTTCATCATTCTTACTGTTCATAGCAAGGTAAGATAGTAAACTACTTAATTTTGCTTGAGCACCCATTCCACCTGAGTATTTAATAGGATCTTCGTTATCTGGATGATCCGGATCTGCTGGATCAATATTAAGTTTAAAATCAACTTTATCTTTGATCATTCCGTATAACTTCATAATTGCGTCATTAACCATATCATCCATAGAATCTGCTTCCTTTACTATACGAGCTATTGTTTCAAGAACTGCATTCATATCTGCATTCTTAAACGTATTGTACATGAATTTATCCGCAATGTCAACCGGTTTATCTGAATTTTCAACGATTGGAGTTTTAGCTTCAAAATTACTGTAACCTTTTGATGTTTGTAAACTTTCTATAGTATGTTTTAAACCTTTTAATTTGCTCTTACAAGTTTCTACAATTTTTTCGTTAGTTTCGTTAACTAATTTGTTTGAACGAACGTGTTTAACAAATGTATTCACTTGAGCTATTTCTTCACAAAGTTGTAAAATTGATTCACCAATTGCATCATATGGTGTACCACCATGACTTACATGGTTGGCCATAGCTTTTGCACCATTTAAATATTTGTATGGGAATTTAAATCTTTCACCTGTTGAATTTTCAATAAACAAGCCTTTGATGTTACGTGATCTACTACCACGTACTTCTTCATCTACTACTTTATTGTGTCTGATAACTAATCTTGTTGATTCTGGAAACATAACATAACTTGATTTTAATGTACCTGTTGCTTTTCTATATGCTTCATTTACTGTTTCAGTAAAATCATTCATTCCATAATAGTCTGTATCTTTAGCAATAGGTGGTGCTTTGTAAATATCTGGTTCAGCTTGTATAGCTTCTCTAGCTGATTGTACATCAGCTTTACCACCTTCAATGTATAATGTTCCATTATTAAAGAAACCATCTAGTCCTGCATCTTTAATAGTATTTAAACAAGTTTTTTCATAGCCTTCAGCTACAAAGTCTTTTGGAACTATGTTTTTATCAAATTTTCTTACGTTATATTCTGCCATGGCGTTATGTCCTGCTTTCTTTATGCTATCAAGCATGGCTTTGTTTTTATCAAAACTAAAGTCTGCACCTGCTTGAACTACAATTTCAGTATCTTCATTTTCAATTCTTTTTGTTACTAAAAAGTCATCTTCGTATGCATAAAATCTAGATGCTGATTCAGGATCTAGTGTTTTAGCACCCATTGCATCAAAAAGTTTTAATTTGATATTAGCGCCTTTTAGTATATTAAAAATTTCTGTCGATAATTCCATTGTTTAGTTATCCTTTAATGTATTTATCATTTTAAGCATTATAGTAGGCTAAATGGCATTGGTTCCATACCGTCATCATCTTCAAAGTCGTCATTAAGGTATTCAAATGCACTTTCTTCGTATTTTGATACTTCCATACTCATACGTACTATTAATACTAATGACATTACCAAGTCATCATTTTCGCCATCTTTAGCTGAATAGCTATTTCCTCTAGCTATAAATGTTTTTAATTCTCTTAATAGAGGCTTACTTGCTACCTCTAACTTATCAGTTTCAATCCAATGCTTTAGTTTAGCACAAGCTGATATTTTTGATTTATGTGTTGTAGTAAAGCCTCTTCTGTATCTTCTAGCATTTCCATGCTGTCTTGTTTCAGTTAAAAATGTACCAGGAAAGTTTTCTTCTCCTTGTTCTTCTACTGTAACTAATGCCGCTTCACCAAGTGTATTATTTTCCATGCTATAATATATTTCACAATCGTTATTTGTTTCACTTTCAATGTATTGTGCAATCTCACGTAAAATTTTAATCTGTCCTTGTACAGTAGTTCTATTGTGCATCCACTCTGCCATTTGTTTCATTCCTGGCATTTGATAAACTTGTATAGCACTATTATCTCCTCCTGTGCCTAAACTTGGATCCAATGCTATCATATAAAGTTTACCTTTTGCTAATGGTGCATACCACCTAACTTGACCTGCTGTTGCATATGGATCTCTGGCTTCCATGTTTGCAAGTCTAATACTATCAATTAGTGTTTCATCAAATGCAATAAATTCACATTTATGTTCACGTCTAAATCTTTCTTCGCCAATTTTTCCTAATTCAACTTCAGCCCAATCTTCATCTCTATCTGGGTGAGCTTCCCAAGTTGCTTGATAATGAGCAAATCCATTTATACCAGTAGCAGTTTCGTTTCCAAATTCATCTTGATTCTTTAATGAGTCTCGCCAAATTTGTGCAAACTGATCGTCATCCATGTTTGGTGTACTTGTAATAATACATTTACCACCTGTTGCTAGTGTAGGTGAAAGTGAGGTCCAAAACTCTTTAGCTATGTTTGGTCTAACAAATGCAAACTCGTCTAAGTATACTAATGAAATAGATAAACCTCTACCTGTATTTTCTGTTGTTGATTGTGCAATAATTCTACTTCCATTATCAAACTCTAAGCTACCGTTATTGTAACTTGTTACGCCAGCACGTATAAAGTCTGGAAGTGTTTCGTATGCAAATCTAACACGTTGCATAATTTCACTAGCACCTGCATATTTGTGTGCCGCTACTAAAATTGTTTGATCAGGATTAAACATAGCATACCATAACAAGTAACCTGCCGCACAGGTACTCTTACCCATTTGTCTGGCTAACATACTAATACTGTATCTATTTTTATGATATACGTCTACTAGCTCGTCTTGAAAATTATATAGATCAAATTTTAGACGTCCTTGAGTAGGATGTTGAATATAACAATGCTCCCTCATAAAATATTTTGGGTCATTGGCACATCTAGCTAACTCAGTAAGTTGAGCTTCTGTATATTTTTCTTTTCTATAAGGGGTTTTGGTTAATTTTGTGTCTACTGCCACGTTAATCCTCCTGCATTGTATTTATATGAATTAACCGTGCAGTTAATACACCGCACGGTTATTTTTCGGGAGGGAAAATGTTATTTCTTGTCTTTTTTATCTTTTTTTGACTTCTTATATGCTTCTTTGATATCTTCAACTTTATGTTCTTTTAAGCCTACTTTGAAATCTTCTGCATCTAAGTATTTTTTCAAACTTAAATTAACTGATTGTGCAAAATTCTCATATGGTTCACCATGACTAGTTTCTTTGTCTTCTGATGCACCTACTTCTGGTGTGTTTGCCCACTCGTCAACTCTTTGTTTGATCTCAGCTTCAGTTAAACCTGAATTTTTAAGAAGTGTAATTAGTTGTGTTGTATCCATGGTTGGAGCCTCTTCAATTGTTTCTTCTTCTTTTTCTACTTTATCTTCTTCATTCATGCCTTTTGGCATATCTTTAAATCTGTTTGGTTTGTAGTTTGCGAAAGCTTCTGATTTGATACTATCATTCATCATACCTTCCATACTAGCTAAACCGTCTTCTTGCATACCTTGTTCTGTAAAGCCTACTTCAAAACCAACTAGTTCAGAAATTGCTTTTTCAAAACCTGAGTCTGTGTAGATGTCCCAAGGTCCATCATGTTCAACGGTTACTGATCTATAACTATCGTCTTCTTCGTCGTTCATATATCCGCCATCTTCATATGGATTCATAATAGTAATTGAATCTACTTTAACTTGTTTTGGGTTTTCACCTTCTTTATCCCAGATACTATCTCCTGCTAATGGAATTAATTTATTAACTGGAATAGATTTATTTGCTTCTTGTACTGGTGCTTCTTCTGCTGGAGTTTCTTCTGCTGGAACTTCTTCTACTGGAACTTCTTCTACTGGAGTTTCTTCTTCAATTGAAGACATTCCTGAAAGCTCTCTTAATCTGTTTGCTTCTTTAACCCAGTTGTCTTGACTTGCGTCATGTGCATCATTTGGGCAATCGCAACCTGGTTTAGGGTTGTCTATAATACAACCACAGTCTTCGCATTTACCAGTTGCTTCTTCAATTTCTTCTACTGATTCATCTTTTTTAGCTTCTTTTTCTTCTTTGTCTTTAATAGCTTTTTGTAATGCTGGTGGTAATGTTTTTTGTTTATCAGTAATTTCTTCTAAATCATCTTCTTCTAAATCATCAATAAATTCTTCTTTTTTAACTTTATATTTTTCACCATCTACTTCAAACTCATCTTCGCCATCTTTTTTTGCTTGTGCTAATTCGCCTGAAAATTTATTACCTTCTTCTGTTGATGGTTCAGTTGGTTCAACTGACTCTTCTGTATCATTCATTTCATGATGACGTCTAAAATCTGCTACAAAATCTTTAATTTGATCGCCGCTCATGTATCTGATTAATTCATCTAATACTGGGTTATTAGCATCTGCACCTAATTCATCAATTAAATCATAAATTGGTTTTGCAAACTCGCCTACGGCTTCTTTGAATTCTCTATTATCTGTTTCTTGAGTCTGGGTCTGAGCTTTCATTCCAGACAGCTTTAGTAATCTATCTAAATCACTCATTGTCCATTCTCCTTTTGGTCCTTCTTACGTAACTTTAAAAGTTCTTCAATAAATTTCGATTTATGATCTTCACCATAATGATCTTTATGGTCAACTTTTTCTTGTTCTGAATATTTTTCATCTGCTAACTTAACTTTATATTCTTCTTGCTTACCTGCTGGAATTTCTTCATCCGGTTCGTGTTCGCCTTTTACTTTAAAGCCTGTATGCGATACTCCCATCATATTACGGATATCATTTTGTATTTGCCATCCACTTGCTACTCTATCAGTTTCAAATTCATATGTAAATACTTCATATCCTTTATGATTAGGGAAATCACGTGGTGCACTTTGTAGTATTGTTTTCTTCACAGCACCAAGTCCTGTTGAGTCATACTTTGTAAGGTGCTTCTCAATACGATCACATTGTTCGTCGGTAAGTTCATGTACAGTTTTAATTTTAAACTTCCATGATTTTTTAGATTCTGTTAAATATTCTTTAAACGTCTTCATTACGTATTTCTCCTATAATACTATTTATCATTTTCAGGAAGATTTTTCATAATTTCTGCCAACATTGCAGTTCTATCGCCAATAATACGTCCTTCGGCTATTTCTTCTTCATCTAATCCTGCTTCTCTGCGTCTAGCCTGCACATATGCATCTATTTTTTCGCTATCTTTAATAAGTCTAGCTTGACGCATTTGTAATTCTATCATTTTCATCTTTTTAGTCATTTTAGCTTCTTTAGCCTGTAGTGCCGCAGTTAACATTTTACTTGCACTATCAAATATAGGAGCCGCGTGTCTGTCTTCAACATTTTTACCAAGATCAACTAAATCTTCAAATGTATCCATTGCTTTACCTGCATATTCATCCATTTCTCTATCTAGTTGTTCTAAACCTTCTACTGTTGGTAGTGCCGCATCTGCTCTTTCAACCATACTTAGGTCGCCTTTATACTTTTCAATTTCTTGTTTAATTTCGTCAGCAGTTGGTGCTTTTTCAGGTTCATCGTCAGGAAGTAATTCTTCCAAACTTGGTAAGTTTAATTCTTCCTCTAATTTTTTTGTCATTTTCGTTTCCTTTTAGAATTCTGCGGTTTATTAAAGATTTGTTTTTCAGTTATTACTCTAAAACCCATGCCTTTAGCTTTGCAGTATGCATTAGCCGCTTTCCACTTTTCGTGATTAACTACTGCCGCCGCTTTTTGTGCCTGTGTTTTTGCTTCACCTAATGTTTGACTTGCTGGTTTTATCTCTACAAACTCTGCGTGGTTTGTACCTTTTTTATCTTTATAGACAATTAGCAAGTCTGGCACATATGTACTCTGTTTACCAGTAAGTGGATTCTTATATGGAATTCTGTGTGTTTCACTACCCCAACCTAATATAGAAGGATGATTATCACACATTCGCATAACTGCAAGTTCCCATCCACTTCTGTACTTTGGAACTCTTTTACCTAAGTATTTAGCTGGGTTACTAGGTGTGTATTGTCCTTGTTGAAATTTTTTCATTTACCTAACCTTATTATCTTTTAATTGGTGCAGGTACTTTGTAAGATACTCCATTAATGTTTCTAATTTTTTCACCTTTTTTAAGTGTTCCATCCCATTTTTTTAGGTTGTCTGGATTATCAGTTTTGTTAACCTTTGGTATCTCTTTTAACTGTTTTTGATTACTAGTTACTTTACCTGTTGTTTTTAAGTCTTCAATATTTTCAGCATCATTTTCATCAACTTCATACTCTGCAAAGTCATCAACTTCAACATAACCATCATCAGGAGTACCCACATTTGCAAATTCTTCTGCTCTTTCAACTTCAGCCTCAGTTGTAGCAGTACCAGAACTTAAAATTTTAAAACCTTCATATGTAAATGTAAGTCTATAAATTGCTGGAGAACTATCTGAATAATCTAATGTATCAGCATCAATATTTGTAATGTATGGATTATATATTTCAATAACGTTTTCTAGATTTTTTGCATCTTTTCTAGTAATAATTATGCTTCTTATAAAGTTTCTAGATTCAGGAGTTTTAATTCCTTTTGGATTAGTTAAGAATGCACTATAATCGTCGTTGTTTAAAGGACCATCAACATAATGAGCTGTATAGTCTTTTAAAAACTTTTCTAAAACTGCGTCTTTAGTATCATATGCGGTAAGAGTTATAGGAGTATAATCAATACCAGTAAGAACAGTTTTCTTTGCGTTATATGCATTTAGTGTTTGCGACCTATAAACATAGGTTGGTATCTGCACGTTTGCAATTCTAACAAGACTCAACGGAGTTGGGCTGTCTATATAATTTAATGAAACAGTAAAAGAATATTTATTTCTTGGTACTGCGTCGATTTCACCTCTTCGCTGATCTTGACTATAGACTTTATATGCTGAGTCGCCGATTGCCATCAGTGGTTCCTATCTGTTATCTAGTAGCGCCAGATTGTGCTGAGTCGCTAGATGCAGATTTTTCACTTAATGCGTCGTTACCATCGATTGAATGAACCGCACTATCATATCTTAATTGGATAGTTACTTGGATCATTGTTGAATCTGCATAGTTTAGATCACCGTACTGAACGTTAGCAATATAACAACCTTGCAATTCCCACTTATCAAATACAGTTGGTGATGTACTACCATTTGCACCATCTAGTGTTTCTAATGTTACACCAAATTTATATGCATTACCTGAAATTGAACTGTGTTGATCTGCATGGTCAACTTGTCTATTTAATTGGTTACCAATTTTCTTAATAACATTTGATTTCATGTCATCTCTGAATACGATTGAAATTGGTTCCCAGGCGTGTTTACCTGCAAGATACATTTTTGAGTTGTAAGAATCTACTACGACTTCTTCATGTGTCATTGACGGTCTGCCTGCACTAATAACGTTCTGAGTTACTTCATCTGTTGATGTTGCACCACTAAGATCTTCAAAGGTAACTCTGAACCTATAACTTATTTTAGGCATTAAAGTTGTTCCTGCTGAAGAGTCTGTTGGTACTCCAAAATTTGTAATTACAGCCATTTTATTTCTCCTATATACTACTGTAGTATTGTTTATCTTATATTGTATTTATCAAATCAGTGTTCAAAAAGATAG